GCATGGATAACCCTCGGGCACCCTTGGCTGCGAGAGCAACTTCACGAACTGCCCGCATTGATGGTGTGCGCGCAGCGAGGATCGCCTCCACGGCTTCATCGTCCTCGGGGCCACTCGGGAGCAAATTCACCAGGCGCTTCAGCGCGTCCTGCGAATAAGACTCGGCAACGAGGCCCCCCATGACCAGTGGTGCTCGTTGCGGGCTGAGTGTGATCACGGACCCCGATGCGCCAGTGACATACAGCGGGGCTCGCGCGTAATCGCCGGATTGCAGCTGCACGAACGGTGCCCGCGGGTCGCTAATTTCACGGCCGAGCGCGGCGACGGCTCTAGCGAACCGATCGGTCGTCTTGCCGAGGTCGCGACCCGTCGAGTTGCGGTCGTTCAGTTGCACCCGCAGCGCCATGCCAGACGTAGCGCCAACCCGAAACGCATCGGGAACGCGCGAGTTGTAGGCCATCTCCAGGCTGCTTCGCCCGGTCTCGGCAAGTAGGTCCCGCGGCGCGTGTTCAAGAGCTGCGTCCACCAAGCGGCGCAGGTCAGGGATGCTTGTCATGAGACTCTCACCTCCACATATCCCTTGCGTTGCCCTCCGATGATGTGCCCGTCAGGCCCCTTCACGCTCGACCAGAGGTCGTGCCAGGCCGCCATCTGCACATTGTCTCTCGGGTCGGCGAGGAAAGCATCCATCGTTCCACCGACAGGTTGTAAGCGTCGAAGGGTGCCGCCCGGAGATGGAGTCACAAAGAAGACGTCCTGCAAGGTCAGCAAGGCGTACGCACGTTCGTCGTGTCGTAGTGCAGTCATCGCTGAGTCTGCGTTGTCCGGGAGTAGCACCACATCGACGTCGTGTGGTGGAGCGGCCTTATGAGTGACGAAGCCTCCATCGATCCACAATCGACCACTGTCGAAGACCTGCACGGCCAGGTCAACCCAGACGCGCAGATGCGCGAACAGATCGTGGCGTGCAGCGCCATTCGGGGCGCCGATGACGAAGGCCGATTCGACCTCGGCCATGGTGGCATGATGCGCCGTTGCTGCTGGAGGCAGTAGTCCCGTCGTTGGATCGAGAGCCATCATCGGACTTGCCCGAACGATCTACGCCGCAAGCTCATACCCCGCCCTCATCGTCTCCACCAGGGTCTTGTGACTCCTCCCCCACCATGTCCGTCTCCTCCTGTAAGCGTTCGCCTTCGAACGTTGGCTAATGACCCGTTGGAGGAACGCCGCGACGCCGCCGTGGCTGGAGCAGGTTCCGCTGCGGTGCTGGCTGGAGCTGTAGGTGCCGTCATTGCACTTCGCGGTGGCACCCGGTGGTGGTCATTGCAACACGATAATCCGGCCGCGGCCTTGGCTTGTGCCGGTGGCGCCTTTGGCGACGGCGTCGAGGCGGGCTTGCCAAGCGAGGGTGGCAGCGATCGCAGCGTCGATCTTGCGGGGTGAGTCGGAGAACTCTTTGCTGATCTGCATGCCGACACGAGGTGTCGGGCGTCGGCGGGCGTTGAGCATGTGCTCAGTGAGGCGGTAGCTGCCGTCGTGGGTGAGGTCACCATTGTGCACGGCTTCCTCCAGCGCGGCGAGGGCTTTGACCATGAGGCCGGGGCGGTTGACCCACCAGTGCATGGGGTGTTCGGCGGTGGCCCGGATCTTCAGCTTGCGGACGTAGGTTTGTTCCCACTCACCGAGACGGGCTTGCCACAGTGAGGGGTCGGCGTACAAGCCGACGACGCGGTAGCGGGTGAAGGTGTCGCGGATGGCGGCGTCGATGAGCTGCTCGGGGGCTTCCCAGTCGTCTTCCCCGTCGCGGGCCTGCCACACCCCGACCTCGAAGAGGTGCCCATCCTTCACGCGGCAGCCGATGAGGGCGGTGGCGTCGGCGTTGCCCCGTGCCCGGCCGCGGGAACCGTCGAAGCCGAGGACCACAGTGTCGCCGTCCTCGATCTGGCGGGCACGGTCCTGACACGCCAGCCACTGATCGGCGCGCAACCACGCGTCGTCGGCGCTGGCCGGTTGGTTGAGGTAGTAGCGCCGGGCGTCGGCGGGGTGGGTGCCGCGGTCGTGGATCTCCGCCACGATCCGGTCCTGCTCGACCCACGGCGAGTCGGCGTACAACTCGGCCAGCGCGCTACGTAGCTCTTGCTCGTCGGCCAGATCCTCACAGCGCCCGATGGGGTGCCAACGGAGCACCCCGTCCCCGTTGATCGCGCCGGACTCCACGGCGTCGGCGTAGGTGGCGGTCTGCTCGGCCACCGACTCCGCACCCGAGGTCCACATGTTCGTCATCTCCAACGATCGGCCGCCCGTCTTGGCGAGGTTGCGTCGCAGCGTCGCAGCCAGGCGGTGCCCACCGTTCGCGGTGTCCCACAGATGGGACTCGTCAAGGATCACGCTCGTGTACCGGCTCCCCTCTTTCGAGGATGCCCTCGCGGTGGCCGGGGACAGAATGCCTCGCCGGGTGCGGATGCGGGTGATCCCCGCATCAAGGCCAGGGATGGCCGTGCAGGCACCGGGACTGTCGAGCATGGCCACGGCCAGCCCGAGGGTGGCGTCGACCGCTTGGGACTGGCTCAGGGCGGAGAGCTTGACGTCGGGTGAGGGGTGCGCGGCCATGCTCGGCTGCCCGTCGTTCTCCCACCCGGTGAAGCGGACCGGCCCGGCCAACTCGCAGCACGCCAGGGCGGCGGCCATGGGTGACTTGCCGGCCCCCTTGGGCAGCACCACCTGCCCGCGTCGCCACAGGTATCGTCCGGCGCCGTCGAGGGCGAACCACCAGGCGACGAACCGGGCCTGGGATTGCGTCCACGACCACGGTTGACCGCAGTCGTCCCCGTCGGGTTGGGCCAGGGTGCATTCCGACCACGCCAGCACCGAGGGGCCACCCGTGGCGATGCCGTGATCCTGCGGCCAGCCAGTCGGCAACCCGTCCTCGGCCATCGGCACAGCTGCGAGCAGTGGGTGCCCGATCATGCGGCACCGCCCTTGCGGGTGTTCCACTTCGCCCGTGCCGCGGTGAGGGCCTTCTCGGTTCGCTCGCGGGCGTCGTTGACGGCGCCGGAGTCATCAGCGGGGAGTTTCAACCCGCGTAAGAGGGTGTTCACGGTCGCCCGATGCTGGCGTACCTCACTCACCAGCGGGGACGCGACGAGCTGGCCCATGCTGCCCTTGACCATCGACGGTGAGTCGGCGAGCTCGCGGCTCAACCGGTCGATGAGGTCGACTTCGTGGCAAGAATCTTCGAGGATGCGCAGGTCGTGGCCCTGCAGATCGTGGGCGGCGAGCACGGCACGCCAGAGCTTCAACCCACCCGAGCCGAGACCGTGGGGTGCTGAGGGCTTCCTGGCCATGATGTGAGGCTCCTATCGGGGTGGTGGGAAAACACGGGGCGCTGCGGCAGGCGGTCCGAGCGGCTATACGGAACGGATGGCACCAGGGGGTGGCGTGGGGTTACCTCCCCACCTCTGTTAAGCCGCAACGCTTCTCGCTCGGGTGTGGTTCGGCGGGGCGCTTGCGGGTGAGTCCTTGTGCGGCGCGGGCGGCCACGGACTCGGCTGCTGTCTTGGCCACATGGCAACGCCGCCCACAGCTAGGACACGGTGCTTGGTGGATCGGTGCGAGGTTGTCCGGGTGGTCGCTACCGCCGCGTGCTTGGTTGAGGACGTGGTCGACCTGCTCGGCACCACCGTGATGGCAGACGTGGCAAACGTGAGCGTGGGCGGCGAGGACGGCTGCCTTACGGCGGCGCCAGTCAGGTGGTTGTGTGTGCTTGCTACGTGACCACGCCATCGGACGCTCCGTTCGGGTAGAGGTGCGGCACGGCACCAACCCCCAGGTAGGCAGGCGCCGTGCCGCGGTCACGGGGGGTCAGACCGCGTACTTGCTGGCCTGCGCGGCGTAGGCGACGATCTGCCCGTCGGACATGGACGACAGTTCCGGTGGTTTCGGCGCGACGAACTCGAACATGGTCGCCGCGCTGGCGGGTTTCTGAAGCTGTTGCAACTCGTCCAGCGCCTCCGCCTGTGTGGGGTGGTTGGTGAGGTAGGACTCGGCGACGTCGCCCATGTCCATGCTGGACAGCGCATGGTTGCCGACGGCGCGGGCCAGCAGCTCATCACCGGATTGGTTGGCCACGTCAAGCAGGGTCTGCGCTTGCTAAGTTCGCTGTGCCCGCGGATCCTTTCGATTTGCTGGTTGAGGCCGTCGCGCACCGTGTCGGCGGGTCGGTCCCACACAGCGGTGGGGTTGTCCAAGGTCGGTAGTGGTTCCGTCATGGTGTGTTCCTTTCAGGCGGCGCGGGTGCGCCGGTAGGTTTCGGCGTCGGCCCGGTCGATGAGCCAACGATCTGCGACACGGTGAGCGGGTAGGCGCCCGGCGGTAATGGCATGGCGTATGGCCCTGCCGGTGATCCCGACCTGCTCGGCCAGCTCGCTCACCGTTACCGGTAAGTCTCGCGGCACTTCCGGTGGCGGGGGCCGTGTACTTCCGGGTGCGGAAGTGTGGGCGGAAGCGGCGTGCATCGCGGCGAAGTGCAACGCCACGAGCGCCTCGTCGGCTGCCGGGTCCATCCCGCGGCGGTTGACACGCTGGCGGTCGAGATCAGTATTGAGTTCCAGCCATCGGGCGAACCATGCCGGCACCGCCACAGTTGGGCCGTCGAGTCCGTGCACGTAGTAGGCCGCGGGGCGTCGAGGGTTGCCCATCACTGCCTGCCCGTGGTGTGTGTGGGGCACAACGCGCCGACCGTCAGGTGAGCGCATCCCGGCGCCCGGCACCTCGACGGCACGCCGTCGAGCAAGCGCATGAGGTCGGTGTGGGCTGCCTCGATCACGGCCAGGCGGGCATCGAAGTCGTCCAGCCGAGCTGTGGAGTCGTGGAGCTGGTCGGCGGTCATCGGGCTGACTCCTGCTCGGTGGGCGTGGGGATGGAGTAGCTGCCCGGTGCACCGGGCGGGACGTGCCGACCGACGCAATGGGCGACACGGGTGCCGATGGTGTCGAGCGAGTAGGGCCAGCCGTGTTGATGCTTGCGGTGGCAGATCGGGCACCGGATGGTGACCAGGCGTGTCGTGGTCGTCGGCTTGACCTTGAGCACCAGGGCCACGGGCAACAGTGCGATCGTCAGACTGGTGTCGGATGCGCTCATCGCGCACCGACCGGGGTGGCTCCGAGCAGTCGAGTGGCCACGTCGATAGCTGCGTCCATGGTGGGGTCGGTGGTCTTGTTTGGTGGCCTGTTCTCCTCCTCCTCGGGCAGCGCCCTGCCCCCCCTTAAAGGGGGGGTGCAGTTCGTGACTGCTTGGTGCGTGACTGCCGTGACTGCTCCCGTGACTGCTCTGACCTGCGGTTCTGTGTCAGAACGTGACTGCTTTTCAGGTGCGTGACTGCTGGGGCCGGAGATTGGGGTCGTGACTGCTCTGACCTGTGGATATGCGTCAGAACGTGACTGCCCGTGACTGCTCTTGACCGGATACCAGACTGCCGCCGGTGTGCCCCCTTCGGGGCCTTCTTGGCCGTCCTCGCGGACCAGCAGACCGGCCTTCACGAGCCGGTCGAGCTTGCGGCGAACCTTCTCGATCTGCGCTCGGCTGGGGGCGTCCTTCTCGAACACCGCAACCGCAGCCCGCTTCGCCGTGAGCCCGTCGTGCCCGCTTGCCGCTGCGATGGCGAACAGGTTCGTGGAATGCTCCACGGTCATCGCTCCGGTGTCCTGGTCGTGCAGTAGCCGGTACGGGCCGACCTCACCGGCAGGCTGTTTCAGGTGACGCATGTCCACGATCGGATCTCCGGGCTCACCGGCGAGCAGCAGCACCGACCCCGCACCCGACGTGATCCACGTCGAGCCGTACACATCGGACAGGCTCGGGGTGGACGTGGCACCGGCAGCGGGCTTGCGAGTGTGGTGCAGCTCGACCACTTCGACGCCGCGGGCAAGCAACAGTTGCCGCGCCCGGTTGTACCCGGCACCGACCTCATCCTCACTGAGACCGATCGCGGCATCCTTCAGGGAGTCGACCACCACCACGTCGGCCCCGGCTTGCTCGGCCAACGCCAGCAGGGCGCCGGGGTGCTTGGCCAGGTCGACCGGTGGCGGTCCCTTCCACACCACCAGGTGCTCGGCCAGGATGGTCCGGTGTTCGGCCCGCACGTGACGACTGAGCGCCCGCGCGATCTGCTGGGGCCGGTCCATCGCCAGATACAGCACCCGCCGGGCCGGGGCCACCGGCAGACCGAGCACGTGCGTGCCCCTGATGCCGAGCATGGAGACCAGCACGTGAGAAATGAGGGTCGTCTTGCCGACACCGGGTGGCCCGGCGATGAGCAGGGCCTCACCTTGTGCCCACAGCACATCGGTTCCGGCGCCCCAGATGGCCGGCACACCCTCGGGAATGTCGAGCAGGAACGTCGCACCGTCCACCAGCAAGTCGGACGTGTCGTCCTGTGTGGAGGGTCCACCCTCAGCGGCCACCAGTGATTGCGCTTGCTTGCGTATCCGTTGCGCCCGGACCTCGTTGTCCAGGGCGAGGGCGTCGGCCGCGGCGTCCTGTCGAGCTTTCAGCTCGGCCAGCTCATCCGGGGTCGGCGGCGTGGCGTTCGGGTAGTCCGGTTCGGTACTCATGCGGCCACCGGCCCGACTATGGCGCACTCGATGGTGCGCTGGGCCTCGGCTACGCCCAACGATGCGGCCGCGACCACGAGACGGCCCCGTAGCTCGGCGCTCAGCCGTCCACCCTCCACGGCGCGGCGTGTCGCCCAGTAGAGCCGGTTGTGCCGGTCGCCACCGGGCTCGGCCACCAGGCGCACCAGACCGTCGTCGTTGGCACCGGAGAATGTTCCTGCGCTCACCGTGGGCAATGGTCGCGGTGGTGGTGCGGCCATCATCGCCAGCAGCCACGTCGGTGCTGCGACGACCGGCAAATCGTTGGCCCAGACGTAGCGTCTGCCGCTGGGGTGCAGTGAGGGCGGGGCCACCACATAACCGGCGTGGCCCTTGAGGTCGACCCCGCGGCACATCTTCTTCTTGAACGGCCCCGCAGCCCGAAACCAGGCGTGCAACCCACCGCCACCGGTCCAGGCTGTCCACGTTGGACTCAGACCACCATGCGGGCGGGTGAGGTTGACCAGTGCGGTAGCTCCACCGTCGCGGGGGTCCACGTCGACCACCACAACACCGACCGCAGGGCGTATCCCGATGTTGGCGTCAGGGCATTGCACCCACCAGTCGCGGACCTGTTCCACGTCCGAGCTGGCGTCGTCCTTGCCGTGCAGGACCAGCAAGCCCAGCGGTGCCTTACCGCCGGGCGTCAGCGGCAGCACGTCGAGTCCGGCGCGGGCGTAGGCAACCGCGTGGCCGAGCAGGTCCACAGTGGAGGCGGATGCGGTAGACTCGCCGATAGGTGAAGCGGCTTGGTGGCGGCTTGAACCTTCGGACGGCGCCTCTTGCAGGGGGCGCCGTTCCCCGTTTCCGGGGCTCACTTGGCACCGCCACGCATGACGTTATTCACGGCCCGCTCGCCAACCGGGTCGGCGTAGCTCACGACCTTGCGTAGCTCGTCGGCGAGGACGCGGCGCTGCATCTCCGACGCGACCTGTGTGGCGATGTAGTCGTCGAAGGCTAAGAACGACCGGCAATTGATGGTTACTTGAGTCTTCGGGTGGTGGGTCGGGTTGGCCAGCGGTAGCGGGTGCGGGCTTGGTTGATCAGGCGGCGGATTACGGTGAGGGTGGCGGCGAGGTAGAGGTAC